AATTACTCGTCGTCCCAATCGGCAACGATGTCAGCCAGCTTGGACTTCTTGGCTGGCACAGCGTCTTCCTTGACCGGGGCCTTGCGCACTTCTGGCTCTTCGTCAGCTTCAACAACGGGCGCTGCTTTGGCTTTCTTTGGCTTGGGTGCTGGGGCTGGTGCCTCGTCTTCGGTCTCGTCTTGCTCAGGCAGCACGGCCACCGTAGCTGCTGCGGGGCGTGTACCGCCCAGTGTCAGAGGCGCAACCTTGGTCACGCCGTCTGCTTGCGCCACGGTCATGTTGATGGCCATCGCGGCTTCCTTGGACTCGGCCTGCTGCTTGACCACCTCGTAATCGGACACCCACTCCACAGGCGAGAACACCAGCTTGGGGCTTTCCGACTTCATGTCGAACTTCATGCGGGTCACCAGCATGTCGGGGCTGATCGGAGGAGTCTGCGCTGCCAGATAGCGGGCGTATGCCTGCAGTGGGCGCTTGTCGCCGTCTTCCTTGCCGAAGATGGATGTGGCTGGCAGTGTGAGCTGCAGCACGTCGCCTTCAGGGTTGTTGGCCAGCACCACAGCCAGACGCTGTTGGTAACGGCAAGCACGGCTTTGGCCGTTGCCCGAGCCTGCAATGTTCTGGGCGCACTGTGCGCACGACTTGGCCTGTGGCTCCTTGATGGTTGCGTCAGGCTTCTCGCCGTCATTGCTCCAGCAGTCAGGCGCAGCAGCGGCAGCGGTGTTGTCATACTTGGCAGCGTAGAACACACGGGCCACCTTGGGCGCGGCCTTGACGATGATCACGTCCAGATGACGCTCTTCGATCGAAGCGATCTCCTTGCCCCCGGCCAGCAAGCGGAACACTCCGCCTTTGATCGAGATACGTTTGGTGCTGACACCAGCACCGCCACCCATCAGGGCTTTGGCTGTGTCGGACAATTCGGCCCGGGCGAATGCGGGGACGTTGGAAGAATTGAAAAGGGCGATGTTGCTCATCTATATCTCACTTGGTTGGTTTACGAACTGACACTGAATACTCGGACGAGGAATTCAGACCGGGAGGCACGAGCCCCGGATTTTCTTCAAGGAACTGACGCATGTTGGTTTGGGCGATGCGCTTCTCCAGCAAGTCCACCACGGCATGCTCGACCACGAACTTCTTGAACGAGTCCCAGTCTTGCGTGTTGTAGCGGGTGTTTACGGAAAGAACCACAGTGCCCTCGGATGTGCGCACGGACGTGACGCCCATCGCTTTCATCTGGTCCTTCATGGCGTTGGTGATCTCGTCTTGCTGCGCTTTGAGCTCTTCCACTTTCGTGTCGTACTCTTGCGTCAGCGTGGCGATGTTGGTCCTGATCTTGCGGTAAATTTTCGCAAGCCGGTCCAGTGGAACGGTCTCTTCTGTCATTTGCTTCTCCTAAAAAGCTGTTTTATTTGTCTAAGGCTTGACACTTTACACGGGTTTTTTGGGCTGCACAACTCCTTTTTTCACTTTATTTCTTGGTCGAACATCTCGGTCAGAAGTGTGTTGTCACTCACTTTTCCTGCCAAGGCTGTGAACATGCGCTTCTCGATGGCGCTGCCCTGAATGTGGACAACGGTCACCTTGTCGGACGTCTGGCCCTTGCGGTCAGCACGGGCGCAACACTGGATGTACTGCTCCACGCTCATCAGGGGGCCATAGAACACCACCGTGTCGGCAGCAGTCAGCGTGATGCCGTGCGCAGAAGCAGCGGGCTGCATGACCAGCACCCTTGGGTCAGGCTCGTTTTGGAACCTGTGGATGATCTGGCCACGTTTGGATGGGCTGACGCTGCCGTCGATGATCTCGGCGCTGATGTTCTTCTTGAGCAGGTAGCGGTGGATGGTGTCGATGGCGCTTGTGAACAGCGCAAACACAATGACCTTGCGGTCTGTCTCCTCCAGCACCTCCTCCAGTACCGCCAGCCGAGGCGAGGCATCGAACTCCACCACCTCCTTGTCGTCCGTGTAGGCTGCACCGCAACTGATCTGCAGGAGCTTGCTCACAGCAGCGGCAGCGTTGACGGCACTGATGGTCTCCCCAGCCGCCTGCACCAGCATCTGATCCTTGAGCATGTTGTAGTACTTGGCTTGCTGCGGCGTGAGCGGCACCTCACGGGTCATGGTGACCACGGGCGGCAGGTCCAGACATTGCGCTTTGGTGAACCGGATGGCTGGCTGCAGCGCCTCGTACACCTGATCCTTGGCGTCAGGCTTGGGGGCCCACTTGTACAGGGTGAGCTTCTGCATCACCTGATCGCGCCATGCCGTGAAGAAACGCGGCACACCCTCGGGGTTGACCAGCTTGGCCAAGCCATACGCATCCACAGGAGACTGCGATGCCGGGGTGCCCGTCATCATCCACAGGTAGGTCTCAGGTGTGAGGATCGAGGCCAACGATTTCCAGCGCCGTGTGGTGTTGGTCTTGTAGGCGTTCGCCTCATCCACGATCACGAGATCAAAGCGACCATCGTTGGAGACCTCCTGTGCAATCAGGTTCAGCCCCTCGTAGTTGGTGATGACGATCTCGTAGTCGTGCTGGATCAGCTCGATGCGCCGTGCTGCCTTGGGGTGGTGGGCGATGACTGCGCTGCGGTGGATGATGCTGTTGTTGATGTCCCCCATCCACGCGCTGTGCATGATCGACAGGGGGCACAGAATCAACACACGCCGCACCTTGCCGAGCTTCATCAGGTAGTCAGCCGCCCACAAGGCGCTGAGCGTCTTGCCGGTGCCGGGTTCGCTGAACACGAATGCCCTGCGGTGCATGGTCAGAAACGATGCTGTCTCTGTCTGGTGGGCCATCGGCTTGTAACGGCCGGGCCAGTCGTAGCGTCGGATGATGGGGGACGGTACGTCCTTCACACCCATATTGCGCAGCACTCGCGCTTCATCCAGACCCCAGTAAACCGCGACCTCGTACCCGCCCTGCACAGGGATGACTTTGTGCTTGGGGATGATGCGGTACTTGTCGGGGTTTCTGGTTCTGAAAAGCAGTGCCTTGTCTTCGATGATCTGCATTACTTCTCCGGGATGTTATTTTGAGCTGGCGCGGTTCTTTGCCACGCTGCGCATACGCAAGTTACTCTTGACCGATGTGCCGCCGCTCTTGAGCGGCTTGATGTGGTCGACGTCTTTGCCGTCGCCCTTGCTGGCTTGGCCCGACTTCTCCATGATGCGCCGCGCCTTAACGCGCTCTGCGCGGTTGGCCACCTGCTCGGGCTTGCCGTGGAAGTCGGCGTACTCTTGTTTGTAGTTACGTTTGCTGGGTGCTTGTGCCATGGCTGGCTCCTTAATGCTTGGGGTTGAACTCACAGCCAGTGACTTGGCACCAGCCGCATAGCGGTGTCTGTGTGGGATTCCACACATCGTTGTCGAAGCATGCTTCGAGCCGTGCAGTGCGCTCACGGTATTTCCACCAGAACTGCTCGGCTTGTTCGCGGTGCATCTGCATGCTGACCATAGACTCCTTGACGATGAAAAGCAAGGCGCTGTTCACTTTACGGATGTGCGGGAAGTGCGCGAACACCATGAGCGACATGAGCACCAACTGATCCCGGTCTGGGTACTTGTTGTTGCCCGTCTTCCAGTCGCCCACCCACGCTGTCAGGTTGTCGTCATCCACGATCAGGATGTCGGCAATACCCCGCACCCACACGTCTGGCGCTTTCCAGTTGGTGGGTCTGAGGTCAACGGTCAGCGCCATCTCGTACTCGGCCAGCTTGCGCCCGGGCTTCTTGATCATGGCGTCCACCACCGGCTGGAACTGCGCATACTCTGGCGGTATTGGCTTGTTGTCCCGGATGTAGAACTCGATGGCCTCGTGCACTTTGTTGCCGTACCGTGTGGCCTCGGTCTCTTGGAAGGGGTACTTCTTCAGGACCTTGACCTCGTGGTAACGGCGGGCGCAGCCCTCAAAGTCTTTTAAGGAGCTGTGGCTCCATGCTGGTTTCTTCATTTGAACTTTGCAGAGCTGATGGCCTTGGACAGGCGGGACGAGAAGTCGGTGACGAAGCGCTCGTTGGTATGCAGGTGGTGCCCCATGTCGTGCAGGATGGCGTGTGTGACCTCGTGCCAGAAGTTCTCCTGCAGTCGTGGCGGCGAGTACCTGCCGTTGCTGGTGTTGCTGTGTGTCGCAAGCTGGATGGTGCCGAGGTCGTAGTGCACCGTGCCCATGACGCCCTTGCGTGGCATCTGCTTGAGCATGTGGATGGTGTACTTGTGCTTGCCCACGGTGATGTGTGTTGGAATGATCATCTGACTTCTCCTATTGGTTGATCCCATGCATTGACTGACTTGGCAAAGAAACTGCCCGGGGCGCTGACCTGCCCCACTACCCAGCGCGGCTTGCGCTCCCGGTACTGGAAGAAGTCCTCCAGACCCGGCACCTCTTGCCCCAGCTTGCGGGCATACAACGCGGTGTAGTTGTTGTTGAGCTTGAGGCCATCGGCCTTGCTGGTCTCCATGGCGTGCTCGAATCGAAGCACCTCAAACAGCGCCTTCATCCCGTAGTGGTCACGCCCAGTCTGCTTGATGGCCAGCGCCAAGTCCTTGAGCCTGCGGTACACCCACGGGTTGGCCGTGTGAAACTGCTCGAATGCGATTGCAATCCTGTCATCCATCTGCTTCTCCTTAGTTTTTTGCTAACCCATACCTACGGTGCGCACCACCGTCAGCGTCCAGAGGTATACCCGGCATGTACGGCGGCTCCATAGTCATTTGAGCCAAGACCCATGTCTTCGCTTCTTCGACGTCCGCATCCGGTACCACTACGATCTGTTCGTCATGCACCGTACCCGCTACGAAGTACCGCTTTGACGTTCTCAACATCCCATCAGTCATCACGCATCTTGCTACGCCCTGCGTGACGTTGTTGGTTATTTTTCCTCCGTACAGTTTAATACGGTTTTCCCCGTATGTCCACTCGGTCTGAGACTTGCCTGTTTTTTCATCAGTTGTGCGCTTGACGTTCAGTGCCGGGTAGTTGATCGGCATGCCGCTGGGCAGTACGATCTGCCCCCTTTTAAAAGTCAGGCACTTGTGCTTGTACTCCTTGCCCTTGTACAGCGACTCCTCTATCAGGCTGCTCATCAACTCCCAGAACGACACCACGGGTGTGGCAGTGGCGCGGTACTTGTCGATGATGGCCTTGGCTGCAAGGCAGTGGATCACCAGCTCTTTGGTCGTGCAGGTGTGGGGGATGGCCTGTATCTTCTCGACGTTCACATCCCAGTCAAGGAACTTCTGCGCTTGGTCAGACGTGACCCCGAGCTTCTTCGCAAAGGCCAAGTCGTAGCGTACGGGAGGAGCGCCAAGGAATCCAACGAGAAGCTGGGAAGCGAAAGACGCCCAGCCAAGCCCGTACCCGCAGCCAAGCAGCGCTGACTTTGCAGACTGTCTAAGGTCTGGATGGCTTTCTTTTGAAAGGCCGGGTATGTTGAACATCTGAGAACCGAACGTGGCATAAGGGTCACCGCCAGCCCGGAAGATGTCGAGCAGGTCTTCGTAATCCGCCAGCCACGCGAGTACTCGCGGCTCAATTTGCGAAAGGTCCCCAACAACAAGCTGGTGCCCCACCGGTGCCATGATTGCTTTGCGTAGGAACGAACCTCGCTTGAGGTTCTGCATGTTGATGGCCGACCCCCTTGCAGCAGTCCAACGGCCCGTTGACGCGCCGAAGTAGCTAAGCGGGACCGGGAGCGGACCCCTGCCCGATATATCGAGGAAGCGCTGTGCCCGTGTACGCTCGGTCGTAGACTTAACCCGAAGACGAGCTTCACAAAGAAGGGCAACGTCTTCACGCTCACCGTTGAGCATCGCTTGAAATAGCGCGTCATTTTTTGCCAAAGCAAACGCCGTCTTCCCAGTGGTCTTGCTGATTTTTGTAGGGGGAGTGACACCCATGGCAGCGAGTACTTGCGCAAACTTGTCGTTCGACGCGAGTGCAGCTTCCTCCACGCCGAGCCTTTGTAACAGTCCTTCACGTTTCTCTCCTTCTTCGCTGAGCGCATTGATCAGCATGCTGCGGTCCAGTATCAGTGATGCACGGGTGTACATCTTGAGCGTCATGTCGATCAGGCGCAGCTCCTTGGTCGGGTAACTCCAGCCGCCCAGCCCAAAGAAAATCTGCTCACACAGCCACGTGTCGTGGCAGCAGTACTCGGCCAGCACCTCCTCCACATCGGCGGGCAGCTCGTCAAGGATGTTCTCTGATGGGGCCAAGCCCTTGCCCTTCTCCGGCAGGCCCAGCATCTCGGCCAGCTTGGCAAGGCTGTTGCCTGCCTCCACGCCGCGCAGTGCCCGGCCCATGGACAGTGTGTCCATGAGAAAGGCTGGGTGCACGTTGTAGTGCTGTGCCATGATGAACGCGTCGAACATGGTGTTCTGTGCCAGCACCCCGGTACGGCTCCAGTCGATGGACTCGAAGAACGCAGGCAGGTCTTTGCGTGTCACCCACACAGGCGCGTCATCGCTGCCCAGATACTTCCATGACAGGCCCCATGCTTTGAAGCGTGGGTCACGCACGTACTCCTCGTTGGTCTGTGTGGAGAAGCCCAGCTTGATGTGGGCGGCTCGCCCCCATGCTGTCTCGAAGTCCAGCACGATGACTTGGTCGAATGGTGTGCTCAATTGAACATCTCCTTGGGTGGTGCGTCTTGCATGGTAATTGCCTGCACGGTCTCGTTAGCCTGCATGAGCATGTCGGCCATCTCCATTTCTTCTGCGCCAGCAGCGAACGTGAGTAGTGACGCTCCAGTATCGACAATGACAACGGCCTTGCAGCCCGAGTCTTTGAGATAGCATTTCGACAACGCAATGATCAACTGTGCGAAGTGATCGCGCAACTCTTTGGGTGCACTGTGCATTTGCGCAATGGTGGCATCCCACTCTTCTTGGTTTATCTTATCCATAGCAACAGCCTTCCTTCCAGTTCTTCCATAGTGTCTTCACGGGCCACGAATGTGAACCCACCAGCGTTACATATCGCAATCAACTCGCGCTCTTGCAGCGCGGTGGTCTTGCCTTTACCAGCCTTGCACTCGATGGCGATGAAGCGCCCCTTGTAGCAGCCGATGATGTCGGGGATACCCGAGCGCCCCAGCCCCATGCCCGGGGGCATGAAGTGGTAGATGCCAAGCCTGTCCAGCAGCTTGCGCACAGCGTTCTTTACTTTCTTCTCTGGTGTGTCAGCCATGTCAGTACCCCCGGAACTCGGTGAGCTTCTGCATGTAGTGCTTGGCCTTGCCAGCGTCATCGCTGCCGTCCTTGCGCCCAGCACGCAGGCTGTACTTAATGATGTTGCCCTTGAGGAACCCTACGAACTCCTCGGGCGTTAGCACGGCCTCCATGATGTGCCAAGGCTGGATCGGCATATCCTTGTAATGGTTGCCACTGACTTGGATGTCGTCAGCGCTGATGCCGTTGATTCTTTGTTCCATTGCTTTCTCCTTATAAAAGTGCTTCGGGTAAGTTAGTTGTTTTCGGTTTTCTTTCGACGATAGACAGGTGCGTCAAGTTCAACACCTTTGGATCGGCTCGATCGAACGGCCACCACGCTTTTGTTAGGAGGGCGTGGAGTTGTTCCCGCTGAGACTTGTTCAGTCGTGACGAAGATGTGGAGGTTGGCGCATTCTTTTCTGCGCCAGACTTCGTTGGTGTGCTCATTGGTTCTTGTCTCCAGTGTTCGAGTCCACACGTTGCATACGGGACATTTCATAGCTCGTGTTTGTTGGGGAAAGGTTTGATGTGTGGCATGGCCCG